ATCGCTATGCTCAGAACAGTTAGACTTTATGGAGAACTGGCAGAGTTTGTTGGACATAAAGAATTAGATGCAGTAATTAACTCTACTGGAGATGCTATGAGGTTTTTAGTTAGTAATTTTCCAGGACTAGAAGCACACATGGCAGATCGTCACTACCAAGTGCTAGTTGACGATTATGAAATAGGAGAAGAAGATATTCATAATCCAATAGGACAATCAGACATTAGTATTGTTCCTGTCATTACTGGTGCTGGTGGAGGAGCAGGAAAATTTCTTTTAGGTGCTGCATTGATTGGAACAACTTTTCTAACAGGTGGTGCGTTTATATCTTTAGCACCAGTAAAAGCTCTTACTTTTACCAGTGGTTTAGCTAAAGGTGCTTTTTATGTTGGAGCAGCTTTAACTCTTAGTGGAGTACAAGATATGTTATTTCCTTTACCGCAACCACAAGAATTTAACAATGAACAAGATCCTAGAATATCATTTAGTTTTTCTGGAGTGCAAAATACATCAAGAGCAGGAACTAGCCACCCAATAGTTTACGGAGAGATAGTTACTGGATCGGTTGTAATCTCAGCAGGAATTGACACTAATCAGGTATCAGCATGACGAATAAAATTATTAGAGGAGCAGGTGGTCCTCCTCCTCGTCCTCCACAACCTACTAGAGCACCAGATACATTAAATAGCAGACAGTTTGCATCAATACAGGATTTACTATCTGAAGGTGAAATAGAAGGTTTTGCCACCCCATCGAAGGCAGGATTAGCAAAAGGAACTACAGCTTATAACAACGCAGCGTTGAAAGATGTATTTTTAAATAATACTCCTGTTTTAAATGCCAATGCTAATAACGCAAGTCCACAGACAGCAGATTTTAATTTTCAGAACGTAGAATTTACACCTCGTTTTGGAACGTCAAGTCAACAACATATTCCAGGTATTGAAAGTAGTCAATCAACAACTGCTGTTGGAGTTACAGTTACAAATTCTTCTCCTGTCACTCGTCAGATAACTAATACTGCTGTTGATGCTGCAAAAGTTACGATTACATTTCCGCAGCTACAGAAAGCTACTGATGAAGGTGATTTATTAGGTTCTTCTGTCAATCTAAAAGTACAAGTTCAATATAATAACGGTGGTTTTACAGATGTAATAGATGACACGATTACAGGTAGGACTGCTGATGCGTACCAAAAAGAATACCGTGTCTCATTTACAGGTTCTTTTCCTGTTGATATCAGAGTTGTAAGAGTCACAGCAGATAGTACGGAATCAAATCTTGTTGATGCTTTTACATGGACTAGTATTAGTGAAATTGTTGATGATAAACAACGATATTTAGATAGTGCTTACACAAATCTAAGAATAGATTCTGAACAGTTTAGTTCTATACCAAAAAGAGCTTTTCGTATTCGTGGCGTAAAGGTAAGAATACCAGGTGCAGGTGCTTCTAGTTCTGGAACTCCTACTGTTGATTTACAGACAGGAAGAATAATTTATCCAAGTGGTTATATTTTTAACGGTACTATGGGTGCTGCTCAATGGTGTTCTTGTCCTGCTTTAATATTGCTTGATCTTCTTACTACCGAAAGATATGGATTTGGAACGCATATCACAGACAGCAATTTAGATTTATTTAGTTTTATTGCTGCCAGTAAGTATGCTAATGAGTTAGTAGATGATGGTTTTGGAAGTCAGGAAGCTAGATTTAGTTGCAATGTAAATATACAAGGATCAACAGAAGCATTTACTTTGATAAATGAATTAGCAGGAGTGATGAGATGTTTTCCTATTTGGTCTGAGGGTTCTGTAACACTTTCACAAGATAGGCCTACCGACCCAAGTTATTTATTTAGCTTGGCAAATGTAGGAGAAGGCGGGTTTAGTTATTCAGGCAGTAGCTTAAAACAAAGGCATACAGTAATAAATGTTAGTTATTTCAATATGGACAGCAGAGAAATAGATTATGAAGTTGTAGAAGATACAACTGCACAAAATAAATTAGGAGTAATAAAGAAGGATGTAAAAGCTTTTGCCTGTACTTCTCGTGGTCAAGCTCAAAGATTAGGTAAAGCGATACTATTCAGTGAACAACAGGAAACCGAGGTAGTTAATTTTACAACATCAATAGATGCTGGAGCGATTGTAAGACCTGGATCTGTTATTTCTGTTAATGATCCTGTTAGAAGTGAGAAGCGAAGAAGTGGTCGTATAAAATCTGCTACAACCACTTCTATAACAGTAGATAACATAAAGGATCTTGATACTTTTACAGGTACAAATAAAAAATGCAGTGTAATATTACCAGATGGATCAGTAGAAACAAAAAATATACTCAGTGTTGTAAATGGAGTAATTAGTTTAGATTCTGCTTTATCTACAACACCTAATGAAAATAGCATTTGGCTTATACAAAGTTCAACTTTAGAAGCACAAACTTTTAGAGTTATCACTGTTGAAGAACAAGACGGTATTAACTTTGCAATAACAGCCCTTACTTATGTTGATGGTAAATACAACAATATTGAACAGGGAATAAGTTTACCTCCAAGAAATATCTCGCTTTTAAATGAACCCAAAAATCCTCCAACCAATGTTCAAGGACAAGAAAGAATTATTATTGTAAATGCTTTGGCCGTACCAAAAATAATAGTATCTTGGGTTTCTGTTACAGGTGTCAGTCAATATCTTGTTCAATATAGGTTTAACAATACAAACTGGGTAAGTGAAATTGTTTTTAGGCCAGATTTTGAATTATTAAATACTGAAGCTGGTGCTTATGAGTTTAAAGTTTTTTCATATAATGCAGCATTACAATTATCTGCCACTTCAAGTGATGTGGTTGTTAATGCTAGAGGTAAAATAGACCCACCTGGTAATGTTCAAAATTTATCTTTAGAACCTATTACTAATAAATTAGTACGATTAAGGTGGAACAGATCTATTGATGCTGACGTCATACATGGTGGTCGTGTTTATGTAAGGCACAGTAATTTGACTGATGGTAGTGGAAATTTTCAAAATTCAGTTGATCTTGTAACTGCATTACCTGGAAATAGTACTGATGCTATAGTGCCAAGCTTAGACGGAGAGTATATTTTAAAATTTCAAGATGACCAGGGAAACTTCAGTACTGGAGAAACCAGTGTCATTCAAGACCTACCTGATCTTGTAGATACTCAGGTGATACTAGAAGATAGAGAGGATTTAGATACTCCTAAATTTCAAGGTAATAAGATAAATACTATTTTTAGCAGTGCAAATGATACGCCACCAGGAACAGATGCTTTGCAACTTACTGATCCGTCAGTTGTGAAAACAGGAACTTATGTACAGAATAATGGCAGCAATGCTAATGTCGCTGGTACGGTTATAACTATCACCAGTTCATCTCATGGTATAGCTGTAGGTGAATTGCTGAAATTCAATTTTACTGGTGGTCAAGCTGTAACTAGCGAATATACTGTTATTTCTGTTCCCAACGCAAATACTTTGACAATTACATCTACTAATAGTGTTGTGACGAATGGAAATGTATCTATAGATAGAGGTCTAAGAGGAATATATGAATTTAAGGACATATTAAATTTACAAGGAGTATTTTCTCTTGACTTAAAAAGAGTTATACGTTCTGTAGGTTTTAGTATAGGAGATGATATAGAAACTTTAATTCCAAATGATCCCCCAGAATTAGGTGGTCCTGCTGATGGAGGCTGGGATAACTACGCTACTGATGGAAACTTTGATGGAGCAGCAGCTAATGAAGCTAATTGCGAAATACAAGTTGCAACATCACAAACAGGGTCAGGTAGTTTTGGTCCTTTTAATAATTTTGCTAATGGTACATATAAAGGTCATAGATTTAAATTTAGATTACTCTTAATTTCTACAAGTACCACTCAAAACATGAATGTACAGGAAGCGGGATATTTTGCAGAGTTTCAATCTAGGACGGAACAGAATTATCAAACAGGAAGTGGCACTTCTACCGCACCACAACAATCGGGTACTTCAGCAAAAACTGTAACATTCGGAACTCCATTTTTTGTAGGTATAAGCACAACTATAGGAGGTTCAAATGCTTTCTTGCCGAGTGTTGGCATCACAATACAAAATGCTCAAGGCGGTGACTTTTTTACCGTAACAAATGTATCTGGGACGGGATTTACTATTACTATAAAAAATAAAGACACATCAGGTAATGAAACTTTTGTTAATAGGACATTTACATTTCAAGCTGTCGGTTATGGTAAAGGGGTGTAAAATAAAAGAAATTGCTAGTTAAATGAGTCAAGTAGGAGATTACGATATAGCTAATGCTTCGGGAGCTTCTGTAAGAAGTGACCTTAATTTAGTATTTGATGCAGTAAAGACTTGTAACTCAGGACCGAATGACCCTCCCAATCCAACAGATTTTATGTTGTATGGTGATTCAGGTGATAATAAATTAAAAATATATGATGGTTCGCAATTTAGACCCATAGGAGAAGTTAACAAAGATAATCTAGGTCTTTTACCAAGATCAGGTGGTACGTCTGTTCCTATGACAGGTCAACTAATAGGTGATGATGCTTCTGGTTCTGGCAGTCCAGCTTTTGCCTTTGATAATAATGCTGATACTGGAATGTTTAGATCAGGACCAAACGCTATAGGGTTTTCTACTGCTGGAACGTCAAGAGTTGTTATAAGTAATTCTGGTTTAGATATTACAAATGGATTGCCATTAAGATTGCAAGATTCTAGCGGTGCTCCTTTTGTTGGTTTAAAATCTCCAACCTCAGTAAGTAGTAACATTACTTTTAGCTTACCTGCATCAGATGGTAATGCTGGAGAGTTTTTACAAACTGATGGTTCTGGTAATTTAAGTTTTTCAGCAGCAGGAGGAGCACAGGGAGGTGTACCTTCTGGGGCTGTATTTTGTATGGCAGTAGCTATTGTTCCTTCTGGATATTTAGAATGTAATGGAGCAGCAGTTAGCAGATCTGTTTATCAAGACTTATATGATACTATTGGTACGCAGTATGGAGCAGGTAATGGAAGCTCCACATTTAATTTACCTGATCTAAGGGGTGAATTTGTAAGGGGTTATGATCATGGGCGAGGTATAGATAGTGGTAGAAATATTGCTACACCACAAACTGCCGACAACCAATCTCATACTCACTCTATAAATATTTCTGGTACAGCCAATACTAAATCATTAACTGGTGGAATTAGAAAAATATCAGAAGGTTTTGATGCTAACGGTTCTGCTAGTGGTGTATTTACTAAAACACAAGATGGTACTAACTCAATAACAGGAAGTTCTTCAACAAGTCCTGTTGGCGGTGTAAATTTTGATGGTTCACACGATCATACATTTTCTGCCTCTGGGACTTCTGGTTCTCATGGTTCAGAAACTAGACCTCGCAACATAGCTATGATGTATGTAATAAAAACTTGATTATGTTAATTCGATTTGTGAGGCTCAA